GTTCGAGGTCGGTTCTATTGTAACCAATGTTTCATCCGTGAGGTTGACTTCCTCAAGGTCTAAGATATTTGTCAGCGCGCATAACGTATCGTATGCCTTTGCGCTATCATCGCTTCGGGTGTAGACAGAAAAAGGGAACTGCCCGTGCCGCGATTTGCTGTAGCTTCTTTGCTCTACCGGATTCCCCGGATTCGCGCGGATCATCATCGCGTCTCCTGAGTCCGTCGGGATCATGTCGATATAGACAAGCGACCCAAGTATAGTCGAGTGCGCGGTTATGTACGTGGCGAGGTCAGCGATTATATTCTTCATTTGCTAGCTTCTCCCAGTTTTTTAAGTTGCGCGCTTTGGCGTGTTCGAACCATTGCGGCGATGCGTTCGGGTTCGAGTCTTTCGACTTGTTCGGCAGTCCGTAGTACTGCTTCTTCGCATACGGCTCATTCCATTCGAGTGTTCCGTCTCCCTGAATCGGAAAAACAGATCCTTGAAGTGCGCCGGTATCCATCGGGCAGAAATAGTTCGAGTCTGCAGCAATTCGGTTATCAAGAACGTATTGCGCGCGTCTTGTCCGGTCGCCAATCTTTCTCGTGATTGCGCTTTCATCAATTTCTATCGTTACGGTCATACTAGCGCCACCTCATAATGATGAGGGCTTCCGTGCACTGTATACTCCGGAGTAACCTCGCGGACAGTAAATGTCCGTCCGCCAAAAACAATTTGATCGTTGACACCAAAAGTCGTACCCGCCGGAAGCGAGTTCTGCATATCAAAAAACAATACGCCAAGATCATTCCGCTGTTCTCCAAGCGCTGTGAGTGCGTTCTTTCGCGCGGTTTCAAAGCGCACGTAATTTAGTGTTACATCGTCAGCGTACGTCGGCTTCCCTCGCGCGTCAACGCCTGTTGCTTTCTTAAGCGTCGCTGTATGCGGAAGAAGGCTTCGCGGTATCGGACTAATCGGCATACTGTGCCCCCGCAACTGAAACGCCTGCAAACATCAAGCCAGTTGCTGAAAGGTAGTTCATTGCCCTTGGTGAAAGCGTAGGTCTTGAAGAAACGGAAGATCCACCAGAGTACGAGAATTTCCCGATGCTTGCAGATTGCACCGTGTCTGCGTTGTAGGTTTCTCCGTTCGTGACGTAAAACTCAGCCTGAGCACAGCATGCTTTTTTAACCTGAGTGAGTTGCCAAAGAGAGAGATCAGATTCTACAATCTGAAATCCTGTCATCATGTCGAGGTCGTCAGATGCGCGTTCAAGCCACTTCGTAGTTTCATCGTCGACAATAGACCGTCCGCCGTATGTCGTTTTGTAATATGTCAGATCAGCATATGCCATATCAGACCTCCTGTGCTGGCTTTATTTTAGCTTCCAGCCCTGTGCGATGTATCCGGGAACTTCCGAGCGCATGCGGATTCGAGTAACGCCATTCTTGACTATCTCGACTTTCTCACTCATGTTTTCTTCAGGTTTCTTTTCGATAACCTTGTCTGATATTTTGTTCAGGTTCTCTTCGGGTTTGTTTTTTACAACCTTGTCTGATAATTCTGTCTGTTTCTCTTCAATGTCTTTTTTCTTATAAGCCATTTTCATCCTCTTGGAAATAAAGCCGGGGAGTTACCCCCGGTAAGTTGTTACTCGGTCTGGATCACGCTGCGTCGGATAATGCGCCCATTCTCGTCAAGCTCAACCAGGTAGTTGTAATACTTGGAAATTGTGACGTCTTGAACCTTTTCCGCTGTTTCGATCTTTTCCCACCCGGCGGTATCCAGATCATCATAGCACGCAACGTCGGCAAGCTCAGAAGCTGATCCTCCATCGAGATACCAGAACTCGTGTCCGGGTTCGCGGTTGGTGTACAAGTCGCCGAGCGTATAACTCGCGTTTGTTGGACCAGAGGAAGCGAGGACGCCTGTTCCAAACCCTGCAATGGTAGCGGTCTTGAGGGATACGCGGATCATTTCCTTCTGATGCTCAAGGGTCCATACGCCGTGGTACATTCGCCCCTGTACGAGGTCGCCATCGCCTTCGGTGTGTGTGCCGTTAGGGAACTGTTTCACATCGTTACGCTTTTTGGCTGCAACAATCGAACCGGGAGCGTAGATAAGCCAGTTCATATACTGCGCCCAATCTTTGATCTCGAATCCGGGCTCCAAGAGACCGACTTCGGTAACCATGCGGTCATCAGGAACAACGTCGATTTCAACGCCGTTGATCTTATAGGATTCAACGTTTACTTCGTTCGTCCCGGCTGGAACCTGCACCATCATCTGTTTGGAAAGCTCGGTCGATGCGCTCAAAACGCCAAATGCAGACTCAGACATTTTAGCACGAAGCGGTACATGACCCTTTACCTTGCGGATGTTGGTAACATCGGTCATGAAGGTGCTGTACACGGTCGTTTTGTCGAGGGTGTAATAGCTGTACTTCACGTCGTCGTCGTCAACGATTGACTGGAACACCTTCGCATAACGAACCGAATCTGTTTCGGGTACTTCCTGACTTTTTACATGGTTGTCCAGTACCGCGGTGACGGTGTAGACATTGTTGGTTTCGTCCTGATCCATCGCGTCAACGAGGTACTCGAAAGACCGGTCATAGTCGAAGGTGTAATCCTTCCACGTGAGGTTCCCGGTTGATCGGCTGAAACCATTTGAGCGGTCATATGTCCGGTTCCCAGAAGTGGTTATAGTGGGGATTGAAACGGTGTTACCGCCAACCATACGAATGTTCGGGCTGTTTTCCCAATCCAAAGTGGTCGAATTGGCGTTGTATACCTCGTCGAGCCACTGATTATAGATTTTTGCTTTGTTAATAGCCATGTATAGGCTCCTTTCTTTGCGGAGCCTTTAAAACGCAAAAGCGGCTTGCGGCTCCAAAAGTAGGTGACGCATCCAACGGATGCTTTATGTCTACCAAGTATTAGAGGCGCTTGCCGCCTTTACCTCGGATAATGCCGAGCCATTTACAATAGTATAGCACATCTCTGCGCGATTGTCAAGGACTATTTTTTCTTGTGCATTCTCCTGATCGTCTCAAGCATTGCGGTATCGTCGTCAACGCCTTGCCCATGTGCTGGTGCACCGATATCCTTTACCGGCACCTTGA